CAATCGAAGCCAGTTCTTAGGCAAGCAGCGTTCATTTCTGGCTCCTGGGCGATTTGGTGATTTTACACCAGTCGATGACAGCGCCGATTCCAATGCCCACTTCACCATCTGGGAATGGCTCAACTTCAGAGAACTCGGCCTTCTTGATAGCATCAGCCCAGCGGCCAGTGTCCGCTATCCAAGCGGCCTCTGTGAGCACAATCCACTGAGAGGTGACGTACGCAACGCGGCCAGTGTCGATCATTGTGACCGTACGGATGCAATAGTAGTCTCCGACGATGAATGGCTGTCTTTCTGGGGGTTGGGGTTGATTGTTGGGTTGGAAAAGCCGGGAGATTTCCCGAGCTTCTTTGAGTGTGAGGGTTTCGATGTCGATCATAGATTTCCTTTTTAGTCTTAGGTTGTTTTTGTGTGCTTATTTGATGAGCGATCCGAGGTGGTTGAGTTTCATGGTTAGGAATGCGCGTAGCCATCCGGCTCGATCCCGATCCACAGTTCATTGAATCGGACCACGATGACTCCGGGCATACCGATGCAATGGCTGTTCATCTCGTCCGGCGGACGTTCGTACCGATGGATGAGGTTACACAGAGACGCCAGTTGTTCCTTTGACGGCGCCCATGCGTGAGCGTCCCTTGCGATGGCTCCGTGTCGTTCGATGACTTCGGCGATGGACTCCGCCGTGGGCAGCGGGATCGGATAACGGCTGAATCCGTTCGGCCCGTGGAGGATTTCCATTGCCGCGTCGTATGCGTGCTTGCTGGCGTTCATGGCAGTACCTTGTTCGCCTTTCGCTCCGCAATGTGGCAGTCGATCCATCGTCTGGCGGTTTTGATGTTCGCTGCCACTTCGCGCCAAGTTTCCCCCTCGGGCGTAGTGACCTTGTAGTTATCCCCGCAGCGCCGGATGGTGTAGTCCCGGTATTTCATGCCGCCTCCTTAGGTATCGCCGGCAACGTGATGATGTTCTGCGGCGTGATGTCCACGGACAGGAGCTTGCGTAGTTCCGCAACCTGCCCTCTCCTTCGCAACCGTCGGGAGAAGTAGCCGCGATGATCGCAGTGCAGGCAGCCGGAGCCGAGGCAGTTCCGGCAGGTGGAGAGTTCAAAGCGGGCGCTCACGAAGCACCTCCGTATTTGGCCTGAAGCCTGGAGAGTTCATTACGCTCGCTGGTTGCGATCTGTTCAGCGTGTGCCTGTTGGTACTTCTCCACGAGCTTTTGCTCGATGAGCCAGTCCTGAAGTTCGCGCTCGCAGTCGCAGAACGTGAATTCTGGCTGGCCGTAACACGGCCATTGCGAGCAAAGCTCTAGGAACCGAATCTTGTCCCGTGTGGTTGTGAAGAACGTCTCGTAGAATCCGCCCTGATTGTAATGCGCGATGTGGCCGAAGCAATTCGAGAGTCGGTTGTAAAACCATTTCGGGAAATGCTTCAACTCGAAGCCGGATTCGACGAACTTCTTGAACTGGTGGATGAACTTTTCCTTGTCCTCAGTGGTTGCCCATTGGGTTGGAGTGTAGCTCATGCTGCCCTCCTCTCCGGCTGTCCGTGGTTCAGTCTCCGAACCGCCGCCTCCTGTTGCCAGACGATGACGTTGTTCAGGACATGGTTCGGTACGGTGCCCTTGAACGCGGCTTTGTAGGCTGCGCGGGCGTTTGCGATGTAGGTGGGATCGTTCTCGCAGACCCCTTGTACCCACCTTGACGGCAGGTGTTTTGCACTCATGGTTTCTACCTTTGGTTGTGAACTGCGGTTTGCCGGGCAGTTCTCCGGCTTGGCCGTGCTGGCCGAAAGTCAGAGCGTTGGCGGCTTAGGGAAGTGCTTCCGAACGATGTCAGCGCATTGAGCCAGTTTCTTACTTCTGGCGTCGGCGGCGTCGGCGGCGTCGGCGGCGGCGGCGGCGGCGGCGGCGGCGGCGGCGTAGGCGGCGTCGGCGGCGGCGGCGGCGGCGGCGGCGGCGTCGGCGTCGGCGGCGTCGGCGGCGTAGGCGGCGGCGTCGGCGGCGTCGGCGGCGTCGGCGGCGGCTCTTAATGCCTTTACCGCCTTTGCCGCGTCAGCCTGTGATTTGTTGCCAGCAATCCAACCCCGCAAAACCAAGATATTCTCTTTGATTGCATTTGCCTGCGCCTTTGGCCTGAGATGCGCCACAAGATCGGCGCAGTCCAGACACGCGGCGAGCAGTGGTTTCCGGCCGGCGGTACACGGCGCACAGTCAATCGTTTTGCCAATGAGCCAGAGCATCCAGTCGCCGCGCTGGCATTTCGCCCATGCGGTTCTGGCGTTTGGTTGCGCCTCCGTCCATTTTACAGCATCCGAGCAGGCGTTGAGGGCTTTGAGTTTATCGACGTTCATGGTTCTACCTTTCACGGTCCAGGATGCAGGCTGAACCTCCTGTTGGGCGGGTTGCCCGGAAATTAGAGGATGCCCCACTGCCCGGCCATTGCGGCTGCGATGCCGGGTAGGGTGCGAGAGATCCCGAACATGTTACAGTTGCGGGCCAGCCGTCTAACAACTCGGCGCACGTCCCGCAGCCAGGCATCGGTGCGGTTTTCAAACCATTTCTGCCCGTCCAGTGTGAGCTTGATGTCCAGGCGATTGCCATTGAGTGTGACGCCGCCAAGATCGGTTTCGTCGCCGACCACGGCGAACGTCCGATGAATGAGCTTGAAGGTTCTCGTTGGTTTCATAAAAGTAAAAGGCGGATGCTGAATGCAGTTCTAGTACTGGCTTTCATGGCAAAACTCCAGCCGGGCCGTGTAGCTGACGGGAGGGAAGGAATTGGACACACTTTCGCTATCGTCACAATGCACGACCCGCCACGCTCCGGCCCGGCTCGCAAAGAGCAAGGTAGAGCCACACGGGAATGACCGGTGATGCGCCTGTAGTGAGCGGAGAGCAATCGGCGAACCTTTCCCTTGCACCTTTGACCCTTTGGTTTCCAACGCGCTGTACGGCAGCTTGGACTGCCGCAGGGAGCATTGCGGATGTGGCGACTGACTAGCAGGCTGGCGCCTGCTGTAGGGAAGTGATTCAAACCGGATTGGCGAGCGAATGAATCCACCTAGATTCAGCGCCAGCAAACCCCGAGTCACTATCGGACGATTCAATGTCGATGGGAGTTTCAACGCCAGATTGGAGCAACCGTAATGCGGTTAGAACGGAGCATGAGTTTCACGCGCAAGGCAACCAATCGCCAGCGTATCCCAATCCACCGACTGCCAAAGAGCAAAACCGTAGAATCCCCTTGTAAATCCGGTAGTATCTTGCTGTCAATAGTTCTCCTTGAGATTTCCATATAAAGTTGCGTTAACGTTACAGACTTAGACTCAAAGAGTTAGCTGGCATGGTGCTTGCTTGGCTACATTCGGCAGGAAGATATCGAACTAATGGGAGTATGGCAGGGGGATTTGCTTGTCGGCAGAGAGGGACAAGCATCGACTGAGCCGGGAGGATAGGACATTGGGTAGTGGGGTCTTTTCATTTTACTGTTGACACATTACCTAACAGTTGGGTATTGTAGCGTGCGTATGAAAAAAGTATTCATTTTGAACTACGGCGACGGGGGAATGCTCGGCATATACTCGTCGGTTAAAAAGGCCGTCTTTGCGGCACAAAACTCGTTCACCAGTCGCAACCTGACGATGAGCGGCAGCCAAGCTGCAAATCGCGATGACATCCCTTAGAGAGTCGCCGCATGGGACAGCGCGCCTGCAAGCACCACCTAATAATCCCCATGCCGTCACTCGGCGACTCGACGCAATTAAAGCCCTACGCCACGAGCACACACGCCAGTTCATGCGCGAAAACTGGGCATCCATGCAAACCGTCACGTCCAAGATCGTAAAGGCTTGGGCCGATTACCATTTCTCTGCCGATTGTGCGAAAGAAAAAGGCGTCTGCTTTAATTGCTGCAAACCAGCCAAGGACGAGTTCAAAGTCGCCGTAGATACCGCTGAGCGCACACTGCTGTTCTGCTCCACTGAATGCCGGATGGATTTTGGCGTTAGTATCGGATTAACCTAAGCCATGATTTTCCGCCGCCGCTACTGGAATGAAATCGTTGACGCTGACAGAAACCTCCGACGCATCGACATATACTGTCCCGGCTGCAACTGTTTTGAGTCCTCTTGTGTCTGCCCGCGTTGGCGTCAAAGTCTGCAAATCTGGAAGAGAAGATGGCTGCCCAAATGGCTGACCCTGCGCAGGTAACTTTCAACGGCCCGGCCGGCCCGGTATCATTTGATACTACCGGCCGGGCTTTTCACTTTCTTCCGAGCGCGTGGCGTCATAAGACGCGGCGTGTGCCAAATAAGGCAACCGTTCACAGCGGCCTGCTGACACGCTGCCGACGCGGATAGATGGAGTAAAACCATCGTGCTTAGTCGTTGGCTTGTAGGGCAAGATCCCTGCCGCGCTCACCCTAATCTTTACCGGAACGGCTTCCCCGGTAAATCTATTACGGAAGCCACAACCATAAGGAAACATGATAGCTGTTGAAGCTACCGATCAATACGATGCATCGAAAACCCTCCTGATTGCGAAATGGAGCGTTCTGTGAAGGTCTTGATCGTTACGCCAGTGCCGAAATGGCTCCCCCACGACATCGCAAAAGCTGCGCGGGCACTACGGCTCGCGCAGCAATGCGTCCGCAAGGTTCTCAAACTAGATAATAAGGAGCACGAGGCCCTTTTGAATATCGAGCGAAAGGCGGAACTAGAGGCTACTTGCGTTATCTTACAAAGGGCCGAGGCGCATATCTGGGGGAAGTTCCCGCGAAAATTGTGCGACGCCTCCCGTGATGGGTTAAGGCCGCCAGAATGAAATGCCCGCACTGTGGAAACGACATCAACATCGGCAGCTTGCTCGGCAGCCAAACGTCCAAGGCCAAGGCCAGGGCGTCACGCCGCAATGCCAAGCTCGGCGGCTGGCCAAAGGGCAAGAAGCGCGGCAAACGCCGCCCAAAGGACGCCAACGCGCTCGCGCACAGTGTTGTCTAAGGTGTATTACTGGGGTAGTAGTAAGGTTCCGATCATTGTGCGCAATAAATATCGGCCCGCCAAAAATGCGTGGAAATCCTACGTTAACGTTAACGCTCTCTGCATTGTTATGAAGCACTTAGAAGTCCAGTAGGTAGAACTAGCGCTGAGTCTGTTAGGCTTGATCGCTAGCCTAGACGAGCGTCTTACACGGAAGCCTAGCACAGAGCCTTAGACCGCCATGGGGGACACCGGGGGCACCCGCGGGTGTCGCTATGCTACATATACGTTTGCCTTCTCTACTCCAGCCCTTCATGTATGGCCAATCTTCCCGTAGGGCTTCTGCCAACAACTCTCTTTGGTTTCCTCCCTCCCCCGTACCCCCACCCACCTTCCGTGCTGAGCCAAAGGCTGTAGGATCGCCGTACACAGTAGGAGGTGTTGTTCCGCCAGTCGGCACTGTTCTTTTTGCTACCGAATTGGTGTCTTTGCAGGTGAGATCAACGCGACTGGCATTCCTTCTCCGCGTGTAATCGCACCTGCAAAAAGCCAGCACCTCCTTGGCGGCTTGTGTGTTCCCCTTTCCATAACTTCAAAGTAGAGGATTCAATTAAGCCGCCCGCAGGAGGCGAGCGAGCCGGAGGCCGACAGGCCGGAGGGTCGGTGCCTCCGAGGAGCGGAATCAGCTCCTACGCTGTTGACGGTCCGATCTCCCCCACTCCCCCTCTTTCTCCGTCTCCGTGCTTTTTGAGCCGTTATATTTGCGTGACACCGTTACATGTCACGCAAAAACACTTGACCGCAGAATCGGATTTTGTCACGGTGGCATCAATACGCAATCCTTGCAGCCATGTACGGTAAATTCTTCCGATCCTGCTTCCAGGGCTCTATGGTCGGGGCCGGGGCTCACGTCTTCTCGGTCTGGGCCTACGCCATCAGCCACGCGGTTAAATCCAGGGTAGAACTCAACCCGGAATATCTCTGGAGAATTATCGGCTCCACCAAGCAGGAAATGGTTGATGCCATTGAGTTCCTTTGTCGGCCAGATCCGGCAAGCAGGCACCCGGAATCAGAGGGGCGCCGATTGGTTAAAGAAGGTGCCTACCAATACTTCCTACCGCAGTTTGAGCGGTACCAGAAAATCAAGAATAACGACGATCTTCGAGAGCAAAACCGGATTCGTCAGGCTCGGCACAGGGCCAAGAAGGGCGGTTCCGCCCGCGAGCGCCAATTCGACAAAGCCCTAGGCGACGGCAACGCCACGGTCGCAGACGGCCTCTCTGACGCCATGCATGACAAACCTGTGGAACATCCTCCTACGGTGACCCCGGTCGAAAACCCATCTCCTCAGCCCACAGCCACTTAAGAATCCTTTCCAGCAAGCATCCCTGACCCGTGGAACATTTTCACGGCTTTCGACACCCCTCTGTATGCTCCCCGCCTCTGGATCCGCACCACCGGCAGAACTTGGAGTCCTTGGGCGGCCTTCCCGGCCCTCGCGGTTTCCACGGCTGGTAGCCCAACCTTCGTCTTTGGCGTTCCGCGTCGTAGGATCGACGCCCAGGAGCAGTGGTGGGCATCCTGGTGCGTGGTCTCTTGAACAACTGGGCCGGTTCCGGCTCCTCCTTCTCAGGTGGTTTGAACCTTATCAGCCCTTTGGCGATGAGGCGGGCGGCGATCTCCTTCAGCCCTTCCATAGGTTCAGGGTCTTCAGGAACGCTTCGGCGCGCTGAGCGGCCGCGGCGTGTAGAACTTTGAATGTTGAGATTTTTTCGTGAAGTTCTCCGCAAGAGGTATTTACCGCATCAAATAGTCGGGCATCGTAAGTTAACTGCTTGTTCTCAGGTAACACCTTCTCCATCTCGGCACAGGCGTTCAGGTCGTTGAGGTAGTCGGGCACCAAGTCGTCAATGACATCGACTGGCGCACTGCTTATGGTGGCTCCGTGTAGAATCCAATAATCGCGCTGCTGAGCGTCTCGCGGCTTGGTCAACTTGATGAGTCTCTTGCTTTCCGAGGTCCATCGCTCAAAACCACACGCCTCCGCAATCGCGATTCGTTGTTCTTCAGGTGTCATCGAAACACCCCCGGCCACAGCTGGCCCCAAAAAGAGATGTAGGAGTGAAGAGCGGTGGCGGCCAATACATCCCGAAAGGTCGCCTGCTCTGGCGAGTTTGGTTTGATCTGCATAATCACTTGCTCCACTCCATTTCCTTGGGCAGCAGGATGCCAGGGAAACCGACAGGGTGAGCCTTGACCTGCTCGTAGAGGTAGAACCGCCCCCCGGCGCCACGGCTTCGCTCAATAATCCCTTCCTTCCGGTGTTCCTCTATGTGGTCCCAGTAAGGGCTCCCGATCCTTAGCGCCACTTTGGTCCCGCAGACAAGGCAGCGTCCCTCGAAATTGAACCATCCGGCCAGTGGCCTGGCTTTTGGTAGAGGCTTGGCAGGCGAGGCGGGTAATTCTCCCGCTGTGTCGGGGCCTCTTGCTATTGGTGATCCCGATCCGGGCTCCGGTGATGGACAGTGTATCCCACCATCCCGCCTAAAAGTATCGTTCGCAGGCTCGCTCATTTCGGCAGTTTGGTTTCCTCCAACAATCTGTCAATCTCCTCGATGCAGGCGCGGTGGCGGCCCGCACAGTGAGACTTGTTGTCCAGTTCGTAGTCCTCCACATCCTCGTACAGCAGCACGCGCACGCGAAAGAGAAGATCCTGCACATCTTTGATGAGCTTCTCGTTCACGGGTGGCAGCCCCTTCATCTTCCGCACGATGATGGGATACCACGGCTCCCCGCCGTTCTCACCAGTCGAGTTCAGGAGTTCCGCGACCAGTTCACTGGCCGCTTTGTGGATGGCTTGGGTGCGGGCGTCGCTCATTTCTTTGCCTCCTTCACTTTCTGTTGCTCAAGTTTTTTGGCGGCGCGTTCGGCGCGGGCGTCATTGCGAGCAAGCTCGCGAATTTCTTGCAGCTTCGCCGCATCGTACTCTTTCTTTTCACTCTCCTCCTGACTTGGCCGAGGGTCCAGCGGCGTGCCCTTGGTAAGCAGCTCCACGTAAAAACTGCACATCTCTTGTCTTGTCGAGTCGTCGTTCCAGAAGCCAGGGTGTAGGATTTTGCGAGACAGTGAAATCGCTGCCTGCTCCATTTGTGTCCGTGAAGCGACTGCCGGAATCGGATCGACAAACCGCACCTTCGCCGGGTCTTTGGCGACAACAACGCAGATGCCGTTCTCGCGCAGGAGATCGATGTTCTCTTTGTCCATCACGTCCGGCGGCAGGATGATCATTGGCTTCATCGCGCGAAGCCTTAGCTGTAGTCACGAAGACTACAACTCAAAATTCCTACGCAGAAATACGGATTGACCCCGGTAGCTCAACGCCCCATTGTCCGCCCAAATGAAAAAACCACATCGCAAACTGAAGCGGAAGAAGGCGGCGAAGCGGAAGAGCTTTCGTGGGTACTGAACAATTGAACAATTCCAAAACACCAAAAGTCCGCGCACCGACTTCCAGCCGCGCGATTCACAGTAGGCGTTGTAGGCGATCTCTCCGAGTTGCTCGCTGGTCATAGAAGAAGTGTGGGGCTGTCTGCCGATCTCGGTGCGCGGCGAACCGCTGCCGCACTGGAAGCAGCAGGATGAAGCCCTGCGTGAGGCGTGGAGCAAGGCTGCTGACGCAGTGGCGTTCACGCTGCGAAATCTTGCGGCTCCTGGCTAAACTCCAGCAATCACTAACCCCGATGTTGACTTGCTCGCCGTCGTCAGCTCCGCGCTCTTGACCATATCGGCTGGGGCCTCGGCGGCGATGGGGTAGGTGAGCGAATCGAAGGGGTGTTTGTGAATGCTCTTCTTGATGTAGTCGCTTCCAGTGCCCTCCCTGAGATTTGCGATCATGGTGCGCGTTGCTGTGAGCTGGGCAGAGATGAACATCCGCCGTTCGTAGAGGAGTTGCCACGCAAGCTGCACCCGTTCCCTCTGGGAGTTCTTGTACTTCGGGGCGCCGGCTAAATCGATCTGCCCACCGGACGCCTCGTAGACGATGGAGGCCGTCGTGCGATCTGCTGCCGCGCGTTTCTCGAACGCATCGGTGTCACTCCAATGCCGCCACTTGATGACGACGTTGTGATGTTTGAGTTGCCAGTCGGTCCAGAACTTGATCTTGCGCAGAGCCTCCCAGGTGAATTCCTTGATCGACATGTAGGTGGCGATGATGACGAACTCATCGAGAGCGGCGAACGACACCAACCTTCGCATCTTTGCATCCTCACCAGCGATTTCATTGGTGATCTTTTCGACGATGTGGAACGAGTGATTCTTGGAGAGGCCAGCGTCCCAGCCGGAGAGAAGAACCCTGCAGGCGGGCGTTGGGACAATCGCTGAGCGTTCCTCTGGAGGTCCATCGCATTTACCGAGCACATGAATCCCCTCGTCGTAGACATCGGAGAAAAACCCGTCGGTGATGTCCTGCTCCCAGATGCCGAGGCAGAATCGGTTGAACAACGTGACCCTCTTTCGGTACCGGGCGTAGAGTTCATCCCTCTGCCTTGGATCCAACTGCGGGTTGTCCTCGATCATCACGAGGATCTTGTGGAGACCCTGCCTGAAAATCTTGTCGGACTCGGGTTCATCCTCCGGCGCTGGCGAGTCGAGGAACTTGAACCAGAGATCGTGCATCCAGTTGTTCGGCCCGGACTCCGGCGGGTTGCAGTCGCAGATGATCTGGTGGTGGTCGTATGGAACGCCCGGCATTCGCAGCGCGTCACAGAAGATGTCGAAGGCGTGACGGTCGCAGTACTGGTCGAACTCAGAGAGCCAGAAGCCCGAGTAGTAAGGCCCCTTGAACTTCGCCTCGACCTCGCTGGAGTGCTCAAGTGAGTGGCACTGAATCTCAGAGGTGGAGCCATGCCTGTTCCGAATCCGCACGAACGACATCTTGGTGTCGCCTGTAGTTTTCGGCCCCTCGACAATCTTGAAGCCGGGGCAGCCGTGGCGCCACATCTCCGGCATCCAGGACTCCCAGCGTTCAGGCGGAACCCCCTTCTCCCAGAAGGGCAGCATCACGTTTGTCAGGAGGCTCCAGACGCCGGATGCCTTGGCATTTTTGATCGTCTTGCAAACGATAGCGAACATCCCTCCATCCACATCGAAGGCGTGTCGTAAGACCTTGTGGACGATGCCGTAGGTCTTCGAGGACATGCGCGGGCCATGGACCAAAAGGTAGCGGTGGAAATCATTGAGAACAACGAACTGGCTCGGATTGACCGGCGGCAGCCACATTGGAGCCTTGGCATCGTCGTACACGAAGCCCCGCTCATTGGTCTTGATCATGTTTGGCGAGTTCGGCGATACACCACGTCAGTCCGGAGATCGCGGTGTCGGATTTGGTTTTGTAGGCCGCCTCAAACTTTTCGCAGCTCAAGACAGCTTCGGACCTGCGGACGTGCTGCTGCAAAAACTCAGCACGGTCGAACAGGGTCACTGGCAGCTTTCTGATTCCAGCCTCAAGGAGCATCCGCGCCACATCAGCCGTTCTGACTGGTCCGGGCTGGACGCAGTTATAGAAGCCGGGTTCTCCAGTGCCGGCCAATTGCCAGCTTCGCATCGCGAACTGGTCAAGCCACGTCACTGAGTTCAGTCCGTCGAGGATCTTTGGGTACTCGGCTAACTTGATGAGCCAGTTGCGCGGGTGTTGAACATGAGAGAAAGGCATCCGGATTCGGAAGATGAAAGCGTCGGCGCCGCTTTCCAAGACAGCCTCCTCCGCCTGAGCTTTGCAGATAGCGTAGAAGGATTGCTGGCCAGTGTAGTGCTTTAGATCGTCAGCCTCACTGAACGGTCCAGCTCCGTCAAAGATGCAGCCGGACGAGATGTGGATGAGGCGCATAGCGTTGGTCTTGCAGGTAATCGCAATGTCGCGCGCGAGCGTAACGTTCGCACGGTAGCACTGCTCCTTATCGCTCTCACAGCAATCGACCGACTTGCCAGTGAATCCGGCGGCGTTGATGACAAAGCCAGCGCCAAACGAGCTGATGCGCTCGCGCAGAATGGCTGAATTCGTGTAATCACACCACGATCTCGACAGCACCGCAGGGAAATATCCAAGTGTGTGCAGGACGCGCAAGTACGCCTGCGCCACGAAGCCCGTGCCGATCACGATGATCTTGTTGGCCTTGACCATTCCACAGAAGGGTGCATGACTTGCGCCAGAAATGCCAGTCTACAACGATAAAGCATGACGCCGGCCGAGCAGACTATTTTCGATTCCATCTACTTGCCGGACGGTGCGCTAGGTGGACAAGAAAGACTTGTACCGCGACCGAACAGCCAAGCGGAAACGCCAGAAGGCGCCTTGATGTCCAGCGGCTCAAAGTGTCCACGATGGAAAGGCGGAGTTGTCGTGCGAAACAATTACCGCTACATTTTCCTGCCGCAGCATCCACGAGTCGATAATAACGGCTACGTGCGCGAGCACATTCTGGTCGCAGAGCGCGCATTGGGAGAGTTCTTGAAGGATGACGAAGTGGTTCACCACTTAAACGAAGACACGCTCGACAATCGCCAGGAGAATCTGATGGTCTGCGAAAGTGAGGCGGTTCATCAAATTATTCATCGTAGAGCGCGCGCTTTTTATGCGTGCGGAAATCCTGACTGGCTACGTTGCATTCTCTGCAAAAAACACGACGATCCGGAGAAAATGTACGTACGAATTTATCGGGATGGACGATGTTGCTGGGGCCGCCACCGGAAGTGTCACGCTGAATCTGAAAAACAAAGATCGAAAGTAAAAGCACTATGTCTACACTTCAATTAGATCGAAGCGACAAGGCCGTCGATGAGATGGTTTCCGGATGGACCAATGGTGGCAGCTATTCCGTTCGACTTCGCATCCAGCAAATCGGCTCTGACCCGAAGATGGCGACGTTCCACGTTGCTGAGGTGACGAACGAAACTGAGGGCGAGGAAGCTCCGAACGCGGAAGCGGCCGTCGAGGCCGAAGAAGCTCCGGCACCAGCCAAGCCGGCGGTGAAGGTGAAATACTGAGCGGTAGGTATGGCTGTTCCCTACCAACGCCTCATTACTAAGCACGGGCTCGATCCGAAGAGCCTGAAGCCACTGTTCACGATTGAGGACGGCTTTGCTGAAAAGAAGCCGTCAGTGAAGAAGCTGTGCAACCAGATCCGGGATGCGTTGCGGGCAGGCATTGATCGGAACCGAAGGGACTACCGGCTCTTCCGTGCGCTGGACTGGGCAAGGGACACGGACTTCTACCAGATTTCGTTTACGCAGTTGCGTGGGCTCCTCTCCTCAAAGCCCGACGACAAGGCGGTGTTGGATACGGTGAACTCGTGGGGGCTGGCACACATGCTGCCAGACGAGCTGGATGCAAACGGGAATGTTTGCTGCGGTGCCAACGGGAAGCCGAAGAAGCTCATCAACCTGCCGGTGTTCACCAACATTTTCATCCCACTCGTCATCGCCTATGTAACGATTCGGTGGGCGAAGCTTTTCAATGAGCGGGATCTTGTTCCACTGCTCAAGTACGAGCCAGTGCAGTTCACGAAGGAGAACCGGGCGCGCTGTGAGATATTAACGCAGCTCGTCCAGCGGCAGTCCACGCAGTTCGACTACAAGGCTGACCTGCGGCAGCACATCCTCCAGACGTTGCACTACGGTTTCTGCATCGAGTTCCCGAGGGAGGCATGGTTCGTCGAGAACCAGGAGGATGAATCAGGCAAAGAGAAGATCGTCCGTGAGGGCCTTCGATTTAATCTCCCGCACCCGAGCCGGGTCTACTACGACCTGTACCATCGGCTCTCGACGCTGAACTCGAACACGGGTTGCGAGTACGCGGGCTACTGGGAACTCTGCCGGTACGGATCGATCAAGGACCACCCGCTCTACTGGAACAAAGATAAGATCTCGTTCGGCTCCATGGGTTGGTTCGATATTGGGACCAGTGATTTCCTGGAGCAGGTCTTCCCTTGCCAGATGAAGTTCCCGGATTTGACGAAACGTGGCATTGGCGGAACGGGTCCATTGGATCGTGAATCAGAACTCGGCTCCACCTACTACAACACGAACGACTACGACGCGGCAGCGCTGAAGACGCAGCATTTCCAGCGGATCATTCCCAAGGAGCACGGGCTGGGAACGTACGAGTATCCGGTGTGGTTCCGCTTCGTCATGGCCAGCGACAACGCCGTGCTCTACGCCGAGCCGTTGGCGTTCGATAAGCTCCCGGTCTCGGCCTACGACGCGGACTTCAACAAGTCACGGTTTAATTCTCTGGCGCTGGAGGCCCTGCCGTTTCAGGACCACATTGGGAATCTTTTCTCACAGTGGATCGCGGCGGTGCGTGAGAACCTTCGCAACCCGGTCTTCTACGACAAGGACAAGGTGCCCGAGGAGGCGGTGAAGGAGCTACGCAATCTCGGCAACAAGACCTTCAGCGGCCGGCTATACATCCCGTTCTCCGCTACTGAGCGGTATAGGCTCAATGAGTATCAACGGGAGGCGTTCTTCACGCCGCAGCTCACTCACCACAACACCGCCGAACTCGCTGCGTTGATCTCTGGTGTTCTCGATATGCTGGAGCGGGTACTTCAGTTCTCCTCTCAGGAACTTGGGCAGCCAGCCTCGCACGAGCAGAGCGCGACAGAGAGCCGCATCATCCAGCAGTACGTATCTAATCGCGTTCAGTTGACTGGAAGTTTTATCGACGATGCGGTCTACGCCAAGAAGTGCATGATTTACGACGCCACCATGGCGCACGCAGACGACAGCATCACTGTCGGGGTTTCTTCTTCCTTCGCCGCCACGGAAGCTGAGTTCAAGAAGCTCATGGACAAGCTCGGCTTCACGATTCAGGACGAGGGCATGGACCCGAACGACCCAGATCCGATGCGGACGGTAAAAGGCTCCAAGTCCCAGTTGCAACTGGAGACCTTCGCCTCAACGAGGGATGCCGCCACACGCATCGACAATCCGGCTATTGCGGATGCGATGAGCAAGATCTTCCTGGCGATTGCGAACAACCCGGTGCTCATCCAAAGCATCGGCCCCGTGCAGCTCGTGGAGCTGCTGAATCAGATCGTTCTGGCCGCCGGCCTGCCGAAGGAGTTTCGGCTCAAGGGCAAGAACATCGACACCACCGCACCGCAGGAAGAGCAGGCGAACCAAGTCAGTGAGCTGCTGACCAAATTCTCCGAGCAGGTAAAGGGCGCCATGGACGAGCAGCAGAAACAGACCCTTGAGGCCGCCGGCCAGCAGACCGTTCAGATCGTTCAGCAGGCCATCCAGCAGGCAGGGCAGGGGATTTCGCAGGTTCTCGGCCAGCAGCAGGAGGCCGAGCAGGCGCAGGACCAGCAGATGCAGGCGCTGGCGGCGGCTGTGGCGGCCCTTGCTCAACGCTTGGAGCAGGCCGAGGCAGCAGTGGCGATGGCTGCGCAGGCAACGATGCCCGAGCAGGTGCCGCCAGAGGCTGTGCCAATAGGAATGACATGAGCAAGCCGGCGTGTGACATCCCGGAAGAAATGCGAGAGGCCGATAGGCTGGTCACGGAAGCCTTGGGAAAGCTCGCTGAGCATGTCGATGCGGTCACGATACTCATCAGTAAACGGCGCGAGGACGGCTGCGACGGCACTTGGCGCATGGTGAATGGGAGTGGAAACTTCTACGCTAGGTTCGGGCACGCAAAGGAATGGGTGTTGGGCTGTGAGGCTGATATGAATCGCCCGAGCCCCACAGTGCCGCCGCCGCTAAACGACGGAGATCAATGACACAGCCTCGCCAAACCATCATTTTCAGCCGGGCCTCCGTGGACTCCGAGCAGCGAAAGCGCCTGGCTGAGCTTTTTGCGCACCCTGGATTCATCCTGCTCAAGGGAATCCTCGGTGCGCACGCCTCTGAGCAGCAGGTGCAGGCTATGAACGCCGGCCTGTACTCCGATTTCAGCAGCATCGCCAAGGATGACACCGCTGCGGCCATCCGAAAGGCCGGCGACTACAGCAAAGCCCTGGATATTCTCGAAGAGATCGAAGCCAAAGACACGGAATGGTTCACAGCCAAGCTGGAACCACGCCCATAACAGAGAGCACCACCTATGGCAGACGCAGCGACCACCGAAGAGACCAAAACGACCACCACCGAGCAGGCCACGCAGCAAACGGCCGAGAAAGCACCGACAAGGAGCTATCGGCCGGGCTTCGACATCCCCCCGCAGAAGCCAATGGGCGTGGAGGACGACCCGAACCACAAGATGCAGGTGATGCTCGGTAAGCGTGGCAAGAAAACGGAGGCCAAA